GGCATTCAAGGTCCTCAAGGGCCACAAGGTGTTCAAGGCCTCCAAGGACCAATCGGCCCCGTTGGGCCCGCTGGCACACCGGGCCTCGGCACGAGCGTCTCGCAACTCACGGGAGCGGCTGGAACGGCCATCAACTCTGCCAACACGCCTATTAGCACTCCTATTACCGTCGTTCCAACGCGCAATGGCGCAATGGCGATTCAAGCGGCTGCTGGAGTTCAAGCCACAACTGGAGGCGTGAATCTCGTCTGCGACATTCGTGTGAATGGCACGAAGGTCTTTGCGGCCGTTCATACCTCTGCTAACGCAAGCGACTACGCAACCATTCCAATGGTCGCCTATGTTCCCGTGGCGGCTGGCACTCCTTATACGGTAGAGCTCTTTGGCAATGGAGCATCGTGGCTCACTGCGACGATTGCTGGCCCTCCAACGCTCCCAGCAGTGTCTGGGTCTGTTGTGTGGCCTTCTTGAGAGCCCTCTTCGCACATTTCCGACAGAAATAGAAGTCCTTGTCTTCTACTTCGGTCCAGTTCAGCTCAGCACTATTGTCATCGCACTTTCTACAGAGCCTCTTATCACATCGCTCGCACTTGTGAGGCCACGAGGCATCCTCTGGCACATCCACGGGGCAGTTGGCGCATTTCATCTCGCGGTATAATGAGACAACCGTTTATATCCCCTCCGACCCCCCACCCTAACCGATAACCGATAACCGATTTGCGGAGAAACTTTTCTGGCTGGCTGCCTCCCCAAAAAAAGTTTGCCCCTCGCGCGTCCGTGGAAATCTTTGTGGCGAATCGGTTATCGGTTATCGGTTAGTATGATGGGATAAATCCCATCATCCATTATACCGCCAAGAAGCCGCGAGCAACATTCTAGGAATCCTTAGTAGATGAGCGAGTCTATAGGGGAAGTCTCTTGGAATAAGATGCTGGAGGAGTATTTCGCATCCACGGCAGAGCGTTCCCATTGCTTGGGATGGCTTCATAAGAAGGCCGAGGAGCGCTTCAGCACGCGCCGCAACTTCATAGACCTCCCCGTCATCGTAGGGAGCGGTATCATAGCGTTCTTGAATGCTGGCAGTAGCAGCCTCTTTACGGATGCCACGATGAGCAGCGTAGCGCTGGGTGTCGGAAGCCTTGCCGTAGGGATTCTGAATACGATGGGCACTTACTTTGGTTGGGCCCGGCGTGCGGAGCAGCACCGCATCAGTGCGCTACAGTATGAACGGTTGTATCGGTTCTTGAGCGTGGAAATGTCATTGCCGCGCGCAGAGAGGATGGCCCCGAAGGAGCTGCTGAAATACACGAGGGACAGCATTGACCGGCTGGCAGAGATTAGCCCTCTGATTCCTCAGCCGATTATTGCGGATTTTCGGCAACGCTTTGCGGAGGAGAAGGATATTGCGAAGCCGGTGGAAGCGAATGGGCTTGAGAAAGTGATTGTGTTCCCAGAGACGGAAGAGATGGGGCTACCGAGTGCGTCATCGCTTCGGATTCGGATTCCGAGGCCTCCTCTGGAGGCGGCGGCACGAGCAACGGATGGTCTCTTCGGAAGTCCGCCCGCAACTGCTCCAGCACGCGCCGTTGCTCCTCTGGCGGCAGCATTGTCTGGAGCACCGCCCACCCGTCCTTATGAGCAATCTGCGGCGGCCAGCAGTTCTCTTGAACCTTTTGACCCAACCACCTCTCTACCCAGAACTGCGCCGACTTTGGCACGCCCGTCTTCAGCCCCAGAAGCCGACGCACAGACCCACCACTAAACACTGGCTTCTGCTTGCGGAAATCCTTGAGCAACTCCTTCATAGGGTCTTCCTTCTTCTTGGACTTGGCCCCCGTTTTCACGAGTGGGTTCGCATTCATTCTTCTCTATAGGTAGAATAATGTCGGAGGAGATTAAGGAGGCCCGCGAGTATCCGCTCTCCGATGGCGACATCCGCGCACTGCTGGGGGACGACATCAAAATCATCACCTACCCGGACTTGGAGAAAATGTCCAATATTAATGAGGCATTTGACCACAAGGGGAGGTGTATTATGCTCTTCTTGACCACGGGCCCGACAGAAGGCCACTGGTGCGCGATGCTCCGCAAGAAGAAGGGCATTGAGTTCTTTGACCCGTATGGAGACGCCCCGGAGGAGCAGAAGGAGGGGATTCCCAGAAGCCGCCTAGAAGCTCTGGACCAAGAGAAGCCGCTCTTAACACGCCTCCTCCGCGCAAGCGGCAAGCCCGTCTATTACAACTCGCACGCTTTCCAGAAGGAAAGCAAGAACATCAACACTTGTGGGCGTTGGTGTGTGGGCCGTATGCTCTTTGCGAACAAGCCTATTGAGGCCTTTGCCAAGGCAGTAGAGGACAGTGGGATGACTCCCGACAACTTCATTACGGCGCTCACTGCGTCCGCGCTAGGCAAATAATCTAGCAACCCAATATAGAATGGCCTTTCGCTCAAGCGTAGAAGCGGTCGGCAAGATGGACTTGCCCGATTACATCTACTACAATGCGGACATCATTAATAACGAGACCGCGGACCTTACGGCGGACTCTCTGACGGCTCTAACCGACCCGCAGATTCGGTTCAACGAGACTCGTGATGCCCCGCTCATCAAGGACGCAAGCCAGTATTACTTCTCTATCGTGCGCTTCACGATGAACGGTGCTGGACGCGACCTCCCGCTCTTCATCCCACTGATTGATGAGGGAACGGGCCAGACGAATGTAAATCTGACGACTTATGGAATGGCAGTTCCATTCAGCCAGTCGTGGTATCTGAGCGCAGCCGCGCCAGCGCCTACGACGCTCACCGTAGCACCCGCTACGCGATTCATCCAGTATCAGCCCGAGTCGCAGAACCCAGTGCTCTCGCCACTTCCGAAGAGCGTAGCCGCACCAACCTACAAGGGCCTCTACAGTCCCGCGACGGTGTATCAGCAAGGCGACATCGTTGCGACGGCCACCAACCCGCTCTATAGCATTGGTCTGAGTATCCCCGTAGCAGCGCCCAACAGCCTCTACCAAGTCAGCCCTCCCCCTCAGTGGGTCGGCACGAGGGCATACAACATTGGCGACTATGTGTCCTACACGATTCCCGCCAACACGACCTACCAGTCCTATGGTGGTGCTCTGATTCCCGCACAGACGCTGACTTATCGGTGTATCGCGCCCGTGGCCGCGCCCGTGTTCCCCGCGAACAACCCCAGCCCGAACAACGCGCCAGCCAACTGGACGACGGCCATCTACTCCATTAGCGGCATTGCGCCCGGCACTGCGCCGTGGGCCTTCCTCCCAGACACGCCCAACCAAGGAGGTAGCCAAGACCTTACTACACGCTACTACTGGGTCTATACCTACCAGCACTGGGTGGATTTGTGGAATCAGACGATGCTGGACAAGAGCCAGCTGGGTGCGGCGGCGTTCCCGGTTGGTGCTCGCCCTATCAGCACTTGCTGCCTCCAAGACACCTACTACGCCTTTGCGGATGCGTGGGTGGCCGCTGGAGGCGCAGCCGTGGATTTCCCCTACGCCACTCTTCAAGCGTTCGTGAATGTCGTGAATGCGCCACAGATGGTGTATAGCCCGGACACGAAGCGCTTCAAAATCATTGCGGACTCGCAAGGCTGGGGTGAGCGCGTGATTGCCTTCACACCGGCTGCTGGGCCCGGTGCGGTAGCAGCAACCAATAAGCCCAAGTTCCGCCTCTTCTTCAACACGAATATGTATGGCCTCTTTGCCAACTTCAGCAATGCCTATTACAACACTCCCACGATTCCGGCACAGACCATCTACAGTGGCAACCTCGCGGACACCTTCCCAGCCTTCCCGCAGCCGGCTGCTGGTGGCTATGTAAATGAGATTCTCTTCCCGAACAAGTTCTATCAGAACGCACTGGATTACCGTCTCAGCCCCTACGCTGGCACACCTCCTCTGGGCTATGTGCCTCCGAACGGCTACACTACGGCACTCACGGAGCAGAGGGTCTATTGGGTGGCTGAGCAAGACTTCTTCAGCACGAGCGATTTGTGGAGTCCGATTGCCAGCATTGTGTTCCTCAGCACCTTGCTCCCCGTGCGTGCGGAGCAGACTGGCCCACCCGTCATTCTGGGCAGTGGCAACTTGGGGTTCTCCGAGGCTACGGCACAGAGCGCTTTCCAGCCTATCATTACGGATTTGGCTCTGGACTTGAGCGACCGTGGCGCGGAGGCTTACAAGCACTCCTTCTACTATGTCCCGAGCGCCGAGTATCGTCTGAGCGACTTTACCGGCAGCCGCCAAGACATCCGCAACATTGACATCCAAGTCTATTGGAAGTGCCGCTTGGATTCTCAGCTCTACCCGCTCAGTATGTTCAACACCTCCTCCGTCTCCGTGAAGTTAATGTTCCGCCACAAGGACGCGCACGCGGGCGAGAAGGGCTAACCACGGCAAGCCGCACGAACACTTTCACACAAACTCTCCGGTGGAGACGAACGCGTGAAATGCGCCGCCTTTTTTTGTTGGCTGAGAGTATAAGATGAGCGCTGACATTGAGAAGCTGGCCGTGTTTGACAGCCGCATCGTTCAGTCCCGTCCCAAGTATGCGGTGGAGAAGGGCGCTCTGTCTCTGACGAACGCTCCCTTCAACGCCATTGCTGCGACCCAGTCCCAGCACACCTACAACATCTATGTTCCTTCCGAGAATGTGTATGTGGATAGGGCCATTGAGTGGAGCAGCACGGTCGCGCAGACCTTCCAGCTGAGCACTGTGCCCGGCCAAGCGCTTGTGCCCGGTGAGCAGCTGTTCGTGTTCGGCCGCGACGGCGCTCTGTGCGCCTTCCCTCTGAACAACCTCTGCTCCACGCTGACGGCCACCATCAACGACACCACGAGCGTGATTAACTCTCAAGATGTGCTCTACCCGGTGCTGCGTCTGGCGGACTACAAGAAGAATCGTCTCCAGCGCACTTGCCCCAGTATGCTGGACAAGTATGCCAACTACAACGACGCCGTGGGTGCGGTGAATAACCCTCTGGCGGGCTACCAAGGGATGACTGACCCTTTTGAGCCCACCAACGGCTCTTTCTTCAATGTGGATTTCACGCTGGCGAACGGCACTTCTCTGAAGAGTCTGCCCAACGGCACGATTGTGAGCCAAGGCGTGGTTGTCCCGGCCCCCACGGCCTCCGCGGACCAGTATGTGGTCAATGGCGGCGTGCCTTGCTACGATGGTGTCCATAACGGCCCTTGGTCCATCTACTTCGTCTGGCGCAGCACGGAGAAGGTGGTTCTGTCCCCCTTCGTCTTCGCGGACTGCCACGAGTGGGACACTGGTCTGTTCGGCATCAACAACATCCAGCTTATTATGAACTTGCGTTCTCCCGACCAAGCCCGCATTCTGCGCACGGCGCAGCGTGCGGCGGGTCGTATCGTGGCGGCTGGCAGCCTCGCCTACAACGCGGCGGCTCAGCAAGGCTCGTTCTCTGAGAGCGTGGTGAATGTGATGTTCCTCACGCCTTCTCTGGATGTGCCTCTGCCTCCCAAGTCCGTTGTGCCCTATATGGAGTTCCCTCGCTACATCACACAGTATCAAAACGGCACTATCGCCCCCGGCGACAAGGGGCAGATTGTCTCGCAGACCATCACTCTGCCTCAAATCCCCGACCTCTTCATCATCTACGCCAAGCCCGCTGGCTACTCCGACTACTCGCAAGGCGACTGGTATTTCCCGGTCGCCACTCGTGCGGACGGCGTCGCGAACCCCCTCACCATTAACTTTGACAACTTCAGCGGTCTGCTCAGCAGCACCACTCCCGAGCAGCTCTACAGTATGTGCGTCAAGAACGGTCTGGAGATGCCCTTTGACGAGTGGGTCGGCTACGCGCACGGCAGCGGCCCCAACCCGGCCCTCAGCCCCGCTCTGGGCGCTGGACGCATTCAGACAACTGGCGGCATCCTCGTGCTGAAGCCTTCTCAAGACATCACCCTTCAGACTGGCCAAGCACCTTCACTGGTGGGCAACTTCACCTTCCAGTTCAATCTGACGGTGAAGAACACCTCTGCCGTGCCCCAGACTCCCCAGCTGTATGTCATCACGGCTAACTCCGGCTTCTTTGAGAGCATCCGCGGTTCTTCCCGCATCATCAAGGGCGTGCTCTCCGAGCAAGACATCATCTCCGCGCCTCTGGCCCCGATGGGCACTCGCGATATGCTGAGCCGCTATGTGGGTGGTGCTTTCAACTTCGGCAATATGCTGAGCAAGGCCAAGGACCTCTACAGCAGTGGCAAGCAGCTCTACGACGCCAGCAAGCCTCTGGGCAGTGCGGTGAAGGGGATGCTTCCCGAGGGCAAGGTAAAGAGCGCGATGGGCGCAATCGGCTACGGCGGCTACAGTGGTGGAGAGTCCGGCGGCCGCAGTGGAGGAATGGCGCGTCGTCTGATGTAAGTGCGCGCGCGAAATCCCCCGACAAAAAAAGTGTTGGCGTAGAGTATAAGAAGGATGGCTACATCTCTGTTGGACCAGCAACGCGGCTACGCGGTTCTTTCTGGTGCTACGGATGTGTTCGGCGCGAGCAGCGTCGGTTCTCTTGTTTCTCTCTCCGTTGGACAGCTCTACACGGTTGGTGGCACATCATACACTCGTGCTGATGGCTCTCCGAGCGAGCTTATCGTGGCTGGCCAGAATGGTGGCGGTCAAGGTATCATTCAAGAGTCAGTGCGCGTTGCCGACTGGGCGCCCGCGACTTCCTACCCCGTCGGTGCGCTTGTTGTGTATGGCTCTCCCCCAGTAGTGTATAAGGCGATTGCGCAATCCACCGCTGGCAGCCCCCCTCCCGGTGCTGCGTGGGCTGCGGTAGCCACTACGGACATTCAAGTCGCGCCCTCTGGCAACCCTACCCAGCGCACGGTTCTCCCCCCTAGCGGCCCTATGCGTCTGGAGTTCCTTGACCAGAACAAGCCCGGTGGCGCTGGTCCTTGTATGATTCTGACTGGCTCTACGGCGGATGCGACTGGCGTGCCTTCTCTGGCAGTGGCTGGCTCTGTCTCTGCTGCTTCTGAGACAATCAGCGGCACTCTGACGGCTGGTAGTGTCCAGATAGATGGTGATGGATACACCCCCGCAGCCGGTCGTGGTCTGATTACTTGGAATGCCCTTCCCGCTAATAGTGGTCGCACGGAGATGACGAACTTCTGGGGAGGTGCGGCCGATGCGGGTTTCCTCTGGTCTGCGGGTGCGGATAACTCTGCCGCTGGTGCTCTTCAGACTCTCGCGACACTGGACAAGCAAGCGGGCGCTGCTGGCACTCTTGCGGTTGCTGGTGCGACTGGCCTCGTGTCTGCTGCGAACCTCCAAGGCGCGCTCGTGCCCAGCAGCCTCGCCCCCGTGGCGGTTGCGCTGGCCGCCGAGCCCAATCCTTACCCCGCGGCATCCGTCGTGAATCTGGGCCTCGTGCTGCCCGCTCTGGGTGCGAATGGCCACCTCCCCGCACGCATCCGCGTGAATGCGGCCTTCCACGCGGCGTGGGGCTACGCTAACCCTTCCGTCCAGACGGTCAGTTTCCCTCTGACTTGTATCAACGGCTCTAAGGCGGGCGCGATTGCTGGCTCTATAATGTTCTGCGGTGGTCTGAACCAAGCCAGCGGCAACAGTATGGACGCCACTCCCGTCTATTCTACCTTTGACCTCATCAACGGTGTCCATTACACGGATGCCGATGCGGGTATCACTCTGAATCTGAATGCGCCCGCTGGCTTCTCCACGGGCATCACGGGTGCGACTCAGCAGACTTGGAAGCCTCTGTCTGGCAATGCGCCCGCTGGCATCGTGGGCCTTGCCAACACTGCTGACACTACGGCCATCGCCTACTGGACTTAGACGCGTTCAACGCGAGTCAATAAAATGCTCAATCCACTTAGAATGTCTAACTGGATTGACCACATAGCAACCATCAAGACGGTTGCCACCCTCAAGCGCTCCGCAAGCGGCACATTCGGCCTCGCACAGAGCCTCCCTAGCAAGTATGATTGCCAGCATCACACGAGCAAGTTCCTTTGTGCGTTCTGTGCGAAGATGCCCTTTTCTACCATAGAATCTTCAAAGCCAGATTGTTCGGCGAAAACGGGTTCTTCTCCCAATCGCCCGGCAACGCCTTATGTGAGTTGTGAAACCGTCTTTGCTTTGAATCCGCCGTCCCGCGAGGCACTTTTTGAGCCTTCTCTAGGACTTGATACAAAATGAAGTCTCCATAGCCTACGCGTCCGAACTTGACGATACGCCCTTCGTCATCTGGAATAGCTAGCTTATGAACGCCATCGTCGGCGAAGCCGAGCATATTCGCGGGGTAATCGTGCTCTGCCGCGGCCTTCTGCGCAGCCTTGAGATACTCATCGGGGCTAATGCCAGCCTCCTTCAACTGGGTCGCGAACTTGCTATGAGGTGCCTTGCCACCACCCTCAAGCGCTCTATTAACGACTGCTCCCACATCTGTGATGGCTCGCGCGACTGGCGCAGTGTAAGAAGGAAGAGCCCCGAGCAACTCATCTACATTCTGCTTCACAAAAGCATCTGCCGCTGGCGAAAGGACTCCATTTGCGCGTAGCACGCCCCGAATGAAGTCTTGGCAGTTGTTCTTGAACGGGTCGTAGAGGAAGTAGTTGGGCATAGAGTTCTCGGCATTGTGAAGGAACTCTAGGAAGGTGCGAGGGGGCATAGGAGGCTGGATTGGCAGCAGCTGCGTATCCGAATCTTCACGCTTCCACGGGCCAACATTAATCACCTCGTTCTTCTCCACTAGCACGGAGGCCACATCGCCCCTAGGGCCTTTAAGCCCCACCACGAGGCCGAGGTGGAAGAGCTTGTCAAAGTGGTATTTCGCACGCGCCTTGTCCCATTGGCCCATCGTTATGAAGTTGAAGGCCGTGTGAATGAGGGATTGAATAGGGTCGCGACGAATGGTGAGGCTAATCACAGAATAGTCCTTGTAGCGCTCAATCGTCGCACGCGCCGAAGGCGAATAGCCCTCGCGCACTGCTCCACGGAAGATTTGGCCCGTGCGCAGATACGATTCTGGATTGAGGAACTCGTTCTTGACTTTCTCATAGCCGCGCTTGAAGGAATCCCAGAGGCCTTGCCCGTGGAGGCCCGCACCAGCGGCTGCGTAGGCGCGCTCATCGGGGCCGAACTCGTATTGATTCCACGCCCAGTTGGCGTGCGGTGCGCAAGCCTCGGGAGGGTCTGGGCCACCCTTATCATCCTTCTTATCCCACGGCTTACACGAGGAATAATCCACGACATTCTGAAGGTATTCAATCTGGTCATAGAGGCGCTGCTCCTCCTCGTCAAACCAGCGCTCCAGATGGTGGCGGTGGTAGTTGAGCCAGTCAATCTCACGGAGGCGCTCTTGCGTGCGGTAGCCGTGGCGCTGCGTAGCAGCCACGACATCCGCCATTGCCATATTCTCGCGCTCGTCTGTGAGGTCATCATCCATTCCAGCGCGCTCATTGTATTCCAGTAGCATATCAAAATACTGCTGCGCACCTTCAATCTCCGCTTGCTCTGCTGCGTGCTCTTGCGCCATTTGTGCCACGCGGTCATCATAATACTGGCGCAACTCATTACGACGCGTTTGGAGTTGCTCTAACTGGTTGAGGCGCGCATTCTGCCGCTCTTGGTCGCGACGGCCCCGGATGCCACCGCGCAAGTCCGCATCGTGCTTCGGGTTGCCATCCACAAACGAATACACGCGACTCATTGCCCACTGCTCTTTGCTTAGTTTTTTTGAGAGCGGAGCACGCACACCTTTCTTGAATGTGCCTTTCATTCGGACGCTCTCTGGATTCGTCTTATACGCTCCAATGCCGCGATTATAGACTTCTTGAAGCGTGCTCTTAGAATGGCCAGAGAGTTCGGCTATTTCATCAAGAGAGAGGCTTGTATCCGCCGAAAGATTATGCTTACGCAGAAACTTGCGGCGATGTGTTTGACTCATTCTACATATCGTCTAGAAATACGCGGGCTCACGGAAGCGTGCGTGGCCGTATCCAGCCATTGAAGCGGCTGCGGTGGCTAGGGGCACTCCTACATCGGCTATTTTGCCTACAACGGGCCCAATACCGGGAACATACTCAACGGCCTTGCGGAGCGCGCCATAGACTGGTCCTTCTGGGTCAGAGAATCCAATCAGAGCCTTCTCATACCACGGGCGATTGGCTTCACGACGAGCAGCAGCCTCCGCACGCTTCTGCTCCATCTGCGCTTGAACGCGAGCACGGAGTTCTTGTGCTTGCGGGCTAGCATCGTAGGCAGCCACGGCGGGATTGACATTCCCGTAGGAGAGCAACTGGCGGTAATGAAGTGCCTCTTGTGGAGGCAGTTGCTTGTTATAGACTTGAGGGTTCGTTCCCATATCCGCCATCACGCTACGAGCCCACGCGAAGAAGTCCTCTTCGTTCTGTGAGCCAGCGGGGTAGGGGAGGCGGCCTCCGTGGAGACCAAAGCCACGACGGCCCTTCTCAATCTCCCTCATAGAGCCTACATCGTGAAGAGTGGCCTCAATATCCCTATCAAGAGCCTCTAGACGCGGCATTATAACTTCCTTGATGCGGTCAAAGGAGGCCGTCTGGAGTTCGCTACCGAGGTCTCCGTAAGGAGCAAGACGGGCAAGCGGCCCGCTGCTTGTCGCTTCTAGATTGCCCGGATAATAGCGCCTCTTCTCATCCAACGCCTCACCACCTAGCCATTTGCTATACAGATAATGCGCAAGTTCAGTCTTGTCCCTACCTTCTGGAGCACCCGTGCGCCCTTCATCTACATCCTTGAGAATCTGCCGAAGGGCTCGCACGGCGATGTGGGCATCATCTCGTTTTTCAGCAGCCTCGTGGAGGTAGGGAGGCGCGGCTCTTTGCGCTTCAATCTTTGGGAACGGAGAAGGATATGTGCCCTCACTGAATGCTTGCTTTTTACTATGAACGGCTGCGAATGTGCCAGCGGGAGAGCCAGCAGCCTCGCCCGGTGCTTCGTATCCCTTATCAAAGCGACGCATTTCTGGCCTTTCACCGTCCTCCACAAACGGGAAGGATGTGTCCTCCCTAGCGGCTAGATTGCGAGAGAACGCACGCTTCGCAGCCGCCTCTCGTGCTACGAACTTGCTCTGAATGGCAGCCTTCCTCTCCTCTTTTGCGGCTATTTCTGCGGCACGACGCTCAGCAGCAGCACGGGCTGCCTCCGCAGCGCGAGCGGCTGCTTCTTCGGCTGCGCGAACACGAGCGGCATTATCGGCTTGTATCTGGCGGCGCTGGCGGGCTATTTTGGCAGCCTCCTCTTCGGCCTTGCGGAGTGCTTCGGCTTGCTTGGCGGCTTCTATGCGAGCGTGAGTGCGTTCAGCAGCAGTGGGTGTTTTGTATCTTTGATAGGCGGATTGCGCGGGGGCCGCTTGCTGCTTCTTGAGTTCCCTAATCCCTTTCATACCACCCTTCTTCTCACCGTATCCGTGGAACATCTTGGATGCTTTGCCCATCTCCTTCGTATGAACCTTGCCGAGGTGTTCAATAGCACCAAAGAGGGCGGCCATATCCTTCTCAGCCGCCTTCCTCTGGGGATTCTTGAACGCACCACGGTGCTCTGGAAGCTCAGCCATTGCGGCGGCCTTTTGGGGAATCAGAGCCGCGAGGCGTGCTCCGTGCTCTGCCGCAGCCTCCTTCTTCAGAACAGCCTTCTCCAAAGGAGAAGCCTTCTCCTTTCCACTTCCCTTATGGAACTCAGAACCGGGCGGAGCAAACTGCTTATAAGCCTCACTAACAACCTTCGGCATTCCCACATACGAGCCGTATTTGGCAGCCACATCGCCCAGTTTGGTGAGGCCTTGAACTACGGGAGCAAAGGGGCTATTCTTGCGGCGCTCCATTTCAGCATTCCATTCAGCCGCCTTGCGAGCTTTCTCTTCATTCTCCGATACAATCTTATCAACGCTTGCTTGATGGGACGCAGCCTTTTCCTTGCGGTATTGGCCCAGCTGCTCCGGGCTCATTGAGGATTCCTTCATTGCTTCGGCCTTGATACGCTCCCTATGCCGCTTCGCGGCCTCGCTCATACCACCTCCTTTCTTCCCACGGCCCTTCAGCTTGTGGTATTCTTGAGTGAGCTTCACGGCTTTTGCGCGTTGTTCGGCTGATAATGCCGCTACGCGTGTGGGTTTGTAGCTATTAGGATGGGCGCCCATTGAGCGTAGCTCAGCCTCCACTTCCTTGAGTCGCGCAGCCTTGGGAACGAATGCGGGAGCTTCCGCACGCAAGGGGGATTCCTCTTCGGATGACTCGCCTTCGCTCACTTCGCCAGCAGCCTCTGGAGCATCCTCGGGGCTCGGGGGAATCGCGGGCGATTCCTCGCCAAACGCACCGGAATGCTTCAATACGCTCTCCACAGTATCCTCAGCATCGCCAGAGCCGTGTTTGCGACCCTCCGCAGCATAGAGTGCCTTTTGTTGCTCGCGTGCCTTGTCTTTTGGCATCGGTTCTTTGCTATAGTGCTTCCCCTTATCATCCACAACCCAATAAAGGTCTCGCTTTGGTGCTTTCCGCAGCTTCCAAGGCATTCTATACTGAGTGCTGGGATTTTATGGATGGCGGCTGCGCCGCCTAACCGATAACCGATAACCGATTTGGGGAGAAACCTTCCATAGACGCGCGACCCAAAAAAATATTTCGGAGGCCGACCCTTCCAGAAAATCTTTGCCACGAATCGGTTATCGGTTATCGGTTAGGGGGTTCTAAAGGGTGATGCCCGCCGCAGCCCGCTTGGCAGCCACATTGGCAAGCACGCGTGCGATATTGATTTCCTTGGGCTTGCTGACCGAGTCCGCGAGGGACTTGAGGTAGGCCTCCTCCGACCCGTATTGGGCGATGATGGCCGCGTTGGTAGCCGCTTGCTTCTCGTGATGGTCGGCAGCCAGCACAATAGTATTCTCAGTGGGCTCTTCCACTTCCGCATCGTCCTCCGTGCGCAGCCGGATGCCGAACCGCACCTTGGCCCCGCGGCGCACGCCGACGGACTCCACGCCCTCGGGCAGCTTGATGAGCTTTGTGAGGTTGCGACCAACCAGCTGGTCGCTCATACGGATGCCAGCGCCCTTGACATACGCGATGATGTCCTTGGAGGGCACAAAGTCCGCGACATTATTCGTGATTTTATAGTGCTCCGTAATAATGTCCTTGAAGTTATCAGCACCATCGCCAGCCCACTCCTTGGTGTCCTCAATGACGCACTTGGGCTCGGGGATGTGGCCATTCACGCAGCGCTCTGAATCGGGCATCGCCTTGTAGCAGCGTGCCAGCACGCCGAACACGGCATCCTTGACCTCCTCGTTATTCTGAAACCACGGGATGAGGCTCGGGTCTTTCTTGCGCTCATCGCCCGCAGTAGGCTCATCCACGAAGCGCAGACGGTAGCGCATAACGCGGCGGCGCTCACGAGTGCCAGAGTCCTCGGGCTGGCACGGCAGCAAGTCATTGGCCATAAGGAATACAGTCGTGCGGCATACGAACGCGCGCTCGTCCTTATGATTCGTGCGAATCTTCATTTCGTCGCCGCCACTGCTGACTGCCTTGAGCAGATTGCCATCAATGGGGACTTTGTCCATACGAAGCTCATTGGCGAAGGCGATGCGGCTGCCATCCAGCCCCGTGAGCCACGCCTTCTGCTTTGCCTCGTCTTGCCCATTGCGCGAGTTGTATTTGAAGTTATTGGCGTCAAACTGGGCGACATACGAGCCGAATGCGGAGGCCATTGCTTGCGTGAGCAGACCCTTGCCGCAGTTGGAATCACCGAGGCCGAAGTAGAACTTCTTGCGGCGGTAATCACCGAAGATGGCCATCGTCATTGCCTTCATTAGGTAGCGCCCCGCCTCTTGCCCATCGCCCTCGTCAAAGGCGGATTTGAAGAGGATGGTTTCCACCTTGTCCATTAGCGCAGTGTCAATAGACCGTGGGAACGGGCGATTGATGCGGCACTTGAAGAGGATGAGGGGATTGAAGCCTTCACTGAACTCGCCAGTCGTGAAGTCGTAGATGCCGTCGCGCCAGAGCAGCTTGCCGACGCTGGAGTCGGCATAGCGCGTCATAAAGTTCGTATCCTCCAGCTGCGGTGCGACCCACTTCTTCATTGCGGCGACGGAAGTCTCATTGCCGCCGTAGTTGTAGATGTGGTCGGCGTCCGTGAATACGAGGTTGGTGCGGTGCTTATTCACGGCGATGCGGAACTGGGTATCGGAGTCGCTCCACAGACCAGTCTTCTCGTCAAAGTAATAGACCGTCTCGCCATCGCGCTGGATGTTGTCGCCCATCAGCCGAATGAACTCGCGGGCTGCGTAGGCGTCATCATAGAGCGTGCCCGATGACTTGCGCTCGGGCATTTTGAAGTTGTGCTCCAGCGGCTTGATTTTGAGCTTGTGCGAGTAGCCAGTCGCCTTCAGAATGGCCTCCTCGCCGCCCTTAATGAGCTCAGCTGGGAACTCCAGTTCATTCTCCAGCTTGCGGATTTCGCCACCGTCGTGGATGTAGATGTCCATTTGGCGGCCTTGGGTCTGAAGCCACGCGTCCAGTGCGAGGAGGCACTTGCGCTCCTCCGTCTGGAGGATGACGGCGAACAGAGTGAAGCGCGGATTGACGACGCGGGCGGGCACACCGGGCCGTGCGGGCACGGACTTGGCCTTTGCCACCTTGGTCGCACGCTTGTGATACTGCTCGTGGCGTGCCCAGCACATATCCACAATGGCGCGCATCTCGGCCTCAATAGCCTTGAGTAGCGTGCCATCGCCATCCGCGGGGACATCGTAGTCGCGATAGCCCTCACTGGCGAGCTTGATGTCGCCGCCGTAGGCGACCTTGAGGAAGGCCGTCTTGGCAACGATACGCTCGGAGCTGACCTTGCGGAGCTCAGCATCGCGATTGGAGATGTATTGGCGGATTGCGTCGGTCTTCAGCCCCCAGCCGTCGGCTAGCTTGGCGAGGATGACATAATGCGCGTTTTCCATATCCAAATCCCAGTAGTGCTTTGCCAGTAGGGGGTTGCGGATGTCGGCTTGGTAAGATTGAAGGCCTTGGCCGTCCTTCGCATACAGACGACCCAGCTCGTAATCAGCCCAGTCCTTGCCGTAATGATACACCACCTCCTTCTGATTGCCGTGCTTGCGGGCGCGGCAGTAGAGTCGGAGGCGGCTAATCACCGTGGATGCGAAAGTGCCAGAGCGGTCATTCCAGAGCGCGTCCATTACCTCCGCATCGTGGAGCTCAGTCTTCACGATATGAAAGTCAGCAGTGGGCACAGTAGCCGCTTCGGTAAGGGTAGTGGTTGCCATTCTACTGTATAATGGGATGCTTATCTTTAACCTTCCGGAACGCGGGGCTTCAATCTTCAAGGAGGCCGGGGACTTCGTGGCAACCCCCGATGAGGCAATCAACTTTTATTGGATTTTTTTATTTCAATAAGGCGACAGCGAACTTCGCTGTTTCTATTTCAAATATTACAAACAAGGATTTTATTTTGAAAACAGACAGCGAAAAGGAAATAGACAGCGAATATTGATTTCGCTGTGCTAATATGGTCGCTGTGCCATTTCAAAATAAAAAAAGGACCGGCACGGCCGGTTTGACTAGCGGGGGATGCCACGCAGTGCTGCGTCTCCTCAAAAGTTGATTGCTCCGGCCGCCCCAAACCAGAGTCCAGCAGCAACAATGTCCTCCTCTACGACGACTATCAGCATCAGCATCGCCTTTGACCGCGCCCACTTCATCAAGTGGGTGGAGGCCGACGGTGGGCTCGGCCGCCGCCGCCACGGCTGCGACGGGCCCGTGGAGTTCAATGAGGCCGTATGGATGGGCTTCCTTGATGCGCGCCTCGCAGACCTCTCGTGGTGCGTGGGCGAGCGCCACCTCAACACCTACCGCGCCGGCAATACGGTATCGCCGCGCACCGATTTCAACTACGAGACGCTGCGCGAGCGCGTCCAGAAGGATTACGAGGAGTCGGAGTATTATACCAGCGCATACAAGGCTTATTACGCGAAGGAGAAGGCCGAGCGCGAGGCAAAGGCGCTTGCGGACGCAAAGGCCCGTGAGGCTGAGCGTGCCCGCGAGCGCGAGCAGCGCCAGAACGAGTGCGCAATGGCTGCCAAGTATGACGAGCTGAAGCAGTCGTATGACCTCGCGCTCTATGAGCTATTCCGCGTCAGCAACTACTGCGACTCGCTAATCAAGCGCGCAGCTGACGCTTATGAGAAGCTGCCGAAATCCACTACGCAGTGGCTGAAGGACGACTTGAGGTCTATGAGTGAGGGCATTGGCAAGTCCAGCTCTGGCTATGGAGGCAACCGTCGCCCGCAGCTGCCGATTCTGGGCCGCTGGGCTGCGCAGCGCAAGGACTCCTACGGTGGCTACAATAGCCAGTCAATGAACGACATCAGCGGCCGCTACTATGCGAACACTGGTATCGCA